GAGAGAATCCGAGAGGGATAGATTTCTTGAGGATGCGATCGCCTCTATCCTCTCCCTCTCAACTTCTGAAACCCTCACCCTGACAACGGTTGGGCGGTTAAAAAGTTTTTTTGATTTAGGGGTTGACATATTTTGATTTTGTAGCTACAATATTTTAGTATAAGCAAAACAGGGACGCCGCCGTTAAATCGGGCGTAAAATATGAAAAACTCCACAACCACTGTCGCTCAACTTTCCAAAAAAATTAATCAACTCAAAAATTTAATCAGCAAATTCCCTAGTGTCCGGTCTTTGATCCGGCGCTGGGGTTTTGAACTGACTATTCTTGAGGGGCGGTTAGAAGCCCTGAAAGCGGTGGCGGTTGTGGAACCTAAACAGTTAACAATTTGGGATGTAAAACCAGTGGAGAAAATTGATTGGTTTTTTCCTCCCCTTGTGGGATCGGAAAAACAAATTCAGTGGGCAGATAAACTCCGCCGTGATTTTGCTGAATATTATTCTTCTCTGGGTGGGGAGCCGGGGGAAGGAGAAATCAGAATTAAAAAAGCGGTAGGGATTGCCGTTTCAGCTAAATTCTGGATTGAAAACCGCGATTTTTGCGAAAAAATCGCCTGGGAAAATATGACCCAGATTTTGAAGAAATTACACGCCTTGGTTGACGAATCCCAACCTTGGTATAGCGATTTCGATCAATCAGAATTTAAAAATATACTGAAAGCTAAAAAATCAATCCTCAGATTATTGAGGATTGACAAAGCAGGGATCGTTGCCTGCTGCAATCAACAGAGCCAAAACAGACGCTTCAATGGATAATTTATGGGCTGGGCGCGATGCCTTAAATCCGCGCAAAATCAACAATATAAAGGTCAAGGCATTGGACGTGCCTTGGTTCAGGAATCTGGATGTTATAGGCCAGACCGAAATGAGTGCCCTGAATTTTGGGCAAAAATGACTGAAGAATTTGGAAATTAATTAGGAGCAAATATGGAACAGCCAACAAAAATATTTTTGGTTAACAGGCGATTGGCTTTTTCTGGGGAAGATTTGGCATCTGCTAATGATTTCCAGAAAGCCAATAAGCAAAAAGAGTCGTTGGTTTTTAGAAATTTATCTCCGTTTCAGTTTGTCCAATTTAAAGAGGGTGTTTTTGCCCTAGATCAAGATTTAGATATTGCCGCCCAACTGGAACAAACTGAAGACGGTACGTGGTCAGTATTTGTGGATCAAGCAATGTCCACAGCTTTGTTGAATCGACTAATTAATTAAGGAGGTTTATATGTTACACGCCCGCTATTGGAGATATGACGGGGAGTCTCCCCAGGTTCCCAATACATTGAAATACGACCCTCATGGATTTGGGTTAAAAACCCTAGAAACTATGGATGCCCTGATCAATAGCTTAGGCTTAAAACAAGTTGAGGGAGTGTCTTTGAATGGGGTTCTCGTCAATCATCACAAAGGTGATTCCTTTGGGCATCAGGTTCACATCGCGGCAACCGCCGAACAGTGGGAAGCTGCGAAAAAATATTGGGAATCAGGAGCATTTGATTGATCAACAATTGGGATCTCAAGTTCCCAAACTCCCAAAAGTCCTACTATATAAGGGTAAAAGCCGGATTCTGTAAGGGATTCGGCTTTTTAGATCCACGATCCACCGCCCGTCGTTGCCAGAATTATTTACCATCTGGAAATAAATCTGTTATAACTGGTGAATAGTTACATAGGATTTTTTATGAGGCCCCACGAACATAGGCAAGAAATCAAAGCCAGACTCAAGCCAGAAGATAGGGAAAAATTAAAAACCCTCGTCATCGGCATGGGTTATCGTTATTGGAGACGGGAATCAGCAGAACCCGCATGGACTGAATTTTTGGAAGCGATCACAACGGGCGACATAATTCTTTACAAAAAAGTTGAGTGAGGGGGTTGACATTTTAAAATAACTGGGGTACAGTTATAAATGTAGAAGGTTGAAACCACCAAGGAGTAGGACAATGACTAGCTTAAATAAAAGAATCGAGATTCAAAGACGGCGTTACGCCAAGGCTTTAATGAGCCTTGAAGGTATCATCAAAGGAGAGTTAGAGGCGGTTGACGGCGACGCTTATGAGGCGTCAACCGCCATTGACTTGGCAGCGTTTCAGGTGATTCAGTCGTTGAATCAATTAAAAGCCCTTTTGGAAGTAGAAGGATAAAACAATGACAATCGCAGCAACAAAGCTCAAATGGCACAAGCCAGCACCCAAGCATCCTGGTATTTGGGAAGCTCAATATAAGAAAGCGTATGCCGACAATTCCTATGACAACGTTACTGCCACGGTTTCGATTTTCAAAGACGAAACCGGCTGGTGGTATGACTCATCAGAGGAATGGAATACCTGGGAAGTTGATCGGGTTCTAGGCTACAAAACCCTCAAGGAATGTAAGCAAAAAGCATTAGAAGCCGTTGAGATAGATATTTGGGCTTCTGAAGCTGCGGAGGCGGAAGCCGATCCGGACTACGTCCAACTTAAGAATGAAGCGATCGCCATGAAGAAGGAAGAAAGTGATAGTTGGGCGGCATAAAAGTTAACCGAGTAAGGTTACAGCCCTACCCGGTTATAGTCAATCATTTAATTCAATTAGGAGAATATCATGGCAACACCTCAAGAAGTTAAACTAGCTCTTGAATTAGCACTACACCTGGCATCTGCCGTTAATATGTTTGAGCCAGAAGCTAAGGAATTATTAGAAATTACTGAGAAAATCAGACAAGCATTAAGCCCCAATCCCAAACCGGAGGATCACCCCGTTGATGCCCTACTCAAAAAAGGAAAAGTTGAATTACCGGATGGGCGGTATAAACAGCTAATTCAAATCTATGAAGAGCTTTCTGTTCTTAAGATTAAGTTCTTAAGCGCAAAGCAAAATCCTTACATCATCTGGTTTCCCCTTGAGTGGAATGGCGACAAATCTGCCGCGCTGTATCTGTCATCTTCTGAATGGTCAGTAGCACCTATTAAATACCGAGATGATAACGACCTAACGGGCGAATGGGAAGGGTTTGATTTAACGGAGTTCATGGCTATGAACTGCCCTAAGTTTGACCAAGACGAATATTAAATACACGGGAGGGTAAAACCTCCCTCTAGCAAACCAAATACAGGAGGTAAAACAATGGAACAACCAACTAAATTAGTAGACCGCGCAAAAAGTAAATTCCGTCGCGGGATGGGATTACATTCAGAAGGGCTTGATCGCCCAGATGAATATAGCCCAGAACAAATTGGATGGGATGCGGCAGAAGAAATTCTAATAACGAAAACCGAGTTTTTAGTAAAAGCTGTTATGGCTTTTGGAAATGACAAAGGAGCAAATCAATGATCTACAGAATCACCCGCATCAAAACCGCAGCCAGAAAAGAAGACCGTCAAGGCTATTACCTAGAAGCCTTGAATGAATTACAAGCCTTGACAAAATTTTACAATCAGTTCCCTGAGTTTGTAGGGGAAGAATTGGAGTTAGAGGAGTGGAGTTAACAATAGTTTAAATATAAAGCAGGGTATTTTGCAACCCTGCTTTATTTATACCTTAACTAAACTCTCAATTTCCAAGGCCTGCAACACCCGATTTACCACCTTATTGAACACCAACTCAGATGACTGATTGGAATTAATCAGGTGGTATTTGTATCTTTTGGCAATGTCCAAATATCCCCACCTCACCCTCTCCAAAAACAAGATATTTCTTTCAATTGCATCAAGGGGTCTATTCTCTAATCTCGCCACAGCCGCCCGAATTGGTAAGTCAAAAATAATCACCATATCGGGTGTTAGTCCCCCCGTGACGGCTTCATTCGCTTTGATAAGGATATTAGGGTCAATCCCGTGGCCGTAACCTTGATAGGCGAGTGTGGAGGGGGTGAAGCGATCGCATAAAACAATATCAAATTCTCCCATCTTTTCCCGAATCACATCGCAGTGCCGTCGCCGATCCTCAAGAATCAAATCTAGCTGTTCCTGGGGACTCATGGAGACGGTTTTAATCTTATTCCTACACTCATCCCCATAAGGTTCTCTCGTACTCCACACAGCCAAGCTAGTTGTTGCTTCTAAGTATTCTTTCAATCTGGACATCTGAGTGGTTTTCCCA